TCGAGGAACGGCGCGGCCAGCTTTACGGCTTCCGCTGGCGCGATCGGCTCGATTGCACTTCGGCCTCAAACGGTGAGGCGATGTCGTCGCTCGACCAGGGCATCGGCGTTGGCGACGGCGCGACAGCGTCGTTTCAACTGATGAAAATCTATGGCGCGAGCTACGCGCCGTATCAGCGGCCGATCGTCAAGCCGGTCGCGGGCAGCGTGCGCGTCGCGGTCGATCATGTCGAGGTGACGAACGGCCTGGCGTTCACCTGCGATGCGACCACCGGCATCGTGACGTTTCTGCCCGGATATATCCCGGCGGCGGGCAAGGCGATTACCGCCGGCTTTCAGTTCGACGTGCCAGTGCGCTTCGACACCGATTATCTCGAAGTGGATCTATCGGCCTTCGCCGCCGGCGCAATTCCGAAGATCCCGCTGATCGAGATCAAGGTGTAGCCATTTCACCCTCTCCCGCAAGGGAGAGGGAAGAAAGGGATTTGTCATGCGCTCGATTCCTTCCGCGCTTCAAACAAAGCTCGATAGCGGCGTCACCACGCTGGCGCGGTGCTGGGTGCTGACGCGGCGTGACGGCGTGGCGCAGGGCTTTACCGATCACGATGCGGACATCGTGATCGACGCGGTCACTTGTCGTGCCGGGACCGGCTTCACCGCGTCGGAAGCCACCAGCCGGTTCGATCTTTCGGTGGCTGACACGGAGATCTCCGGCGCGCTGTCGGACACCTCGCTCACCGAAGCCGATCTCGCCGCCGGGCGATACGACGCGGCGACGATCGAAACCTGGCTGGTGGACTGGAGCGATCCCAGCTTACGTGTTCTCACCGCGCGCGGGACGCTCGGCGAGGTCAAACGCGAAGGCATGGCGTTCACCGCCGAATTGCGCGGCCTTGCCGATCTGCTCGCGCAGGAGAGCGGCCGATTCTACACGGCGAAATGCGGCGCCGATCTCGGCGATGTGCGTTGCGGTATTGATCTGTCGAATCCAGCCTATCGCGGCACCGGCGCGGTGAGCACGGTGACGGGCACATCGCAGTTTGTCGCCTCCGGGCTCGATGACTTCATCGCGACATGGTTCAGCGCCGGGCGATTGACGTGGACCTCCGGCGCCAATGCCGGGCTCTCGGTCGAGATCAAGCAGCACCGCATCGAGAGCGGCCATGCCGTGCTGTCGCTGTGGCAGGCGATGGCGGAGTCGATCGGCGTTGGCGATGCCTTCGTGGTGACCGCCGGCTGCGACAAGACGTTCGCGATCTGCCGCAACCGCTTCGCCAACTCGCTCAACTTCCGCGGCTTCCCGCACATTCCCGGCAACGATTTCGTCATGAGCTATCCGAAGCCGGGCGGCGGTGACGGCACGAGCGCCACCACATACGGCAGCGCGTATGACTGACGCCGTATTCGTGTCCCGGATGCGATGCGGCGCGCCGCACGAGCGGCGTGACGCTTCGCTGATCCGGGACCGCCATGCACGATGCCGTTGATACGGTCCCGGATCTGCGGCGCATCGTGAAGAACGCTACGCCGCGTCCGGGACGCGGCCTCTGCATCACGACGCCTCTGCGATTCAGGAATGTTTGCTCATGCTTCCTCCCATCACCCGCGACGCCATCGTCAGCGAGGCGCGCGCATGGATCGGCACGCGGTATCGGCATCAGGCGTCGGTGAAGGGCGTCGGCTGCGATTGCCTTGGCCTGGTGCGCGGCGTCTGGCGCGCGTGCATCGGCGAGGAGCCGGAAGCGCCGCCGCCTTACGCCGCCGACTGGGCGGAAGCGCGCGGTGAGGAAACGCTGGCGGACGCAGCGTTGCGGCACCTCACGCCCGTTGCCGCCGATCGATTCAAGGCCGGCGATGTGCTGCTGTTCCGCTGGCGCGCCGGCTTCGTCGCCAAGCACGTCGCCATCGCCACGCGCGACGGCACCATGATCCACGCCCATGACGGCGCGGCGGTGTGTGAGGTGCGGCTCGCGCCGTGGTGGCGTCGCCGTCTCGCTTATGCCTTCGCTTTTCCCGGAGTGATCGACTGATGGCCGCGCTCGTTCTGTCCATCGCCGGCGGCGCGCTCGGCGCGGCGTTCGGGCCGGTCGGCGCCATCGCCGGGCGCATCGCCGGCGCGCTGATCGGCAACGTCGTCGATCGCACCGTGTTCGGCCCCGGCGACCGCACCGCGACCGGACCGCGCCTTGCCGATCTCGACGTGATGGCTTCGACCGAAGGCGCGCCGATGCCGCGCATGTACGGCCGCGCGCGCCTGTCGGGTCAGGTGATCTGGGCGACGCCGCTGGAAGAAATGGTTTCGACCGACACCACATCGTCGGGCGGCAAGGGCGGCGTGTTCGGTGGGCCGACCACCACGACCACGACCTACACCTACTTCGCGAATTTCGCCGTCGGCCTGTGCGACGGCGAGATCGCGCGCGTCGGCCGCATCTGGGCCGACGGCAAGCTGCTCGACACCACCGGCCTTGCGATCCGTGTGCATCGTGGCAGCGAGGATCAGGCCGCCGACGATCTGATCGTCGCGCGCGAGGGCGCGGGCAACGCGCCGGCCTATCGCGGCACCGCCTACATCGTGTTCGAGCGTTTGCCGCTGGCGGATTTCGGCAACCGCATTCCGCAACTGTCGTTCGAGATCGTGCGGCCGGTGGGGCGGCTTGAAAAAATGGTGCGCGCGGTGACCTTGATCCCCGGCACCACCGAATTCGGTTACGAGCCGTCGCCGGTAGTTGCGGTGCTGGGGCCGGGGCAATCCGCCAACGAGAACCGTCACGTCGCGCATGCGCCTTCCGATATCGAGGCGGCGCTCGACGATCTGCAAGGCGTGTGTCCCAATCTCGAACGCGTCGCGATGGTGGTGGCGTGGTTCGGCAACGATCTGCGCGCTGGGCACTGCACCGTGCAGCCGGGCGTCGAGACCATCGACAAGGCCACCAACGGCGGCACCTGGTCGGTCGACGGCCTCGCGCGCGAGAATGCATACGTGGTGTCGCAGGTGAATGGGCGTCCGGCCTATGGCGGCACGCCGTCCGACGACTGTGTCGCGCATCTCATCGCCGAGCTGAAGGCGCGCGGCCTCAAGGTGACGTTCTATCCGTTCGTGATGATGGACATCGCGGCGGGCAATGCGTTGCCGAATCCGTGGACCGGCGCGGCGTCGCAGCCGCCCTATCCGTGGCGCGGCCGCATCACCTGTGATCCCGCGCCGGGACAATCCGGATCGCCGCAGGGAACGGCAACGGCGGCGACACAGGTCGCGAACTTCTTCGGCGGCGGCGACTGGAACTATCGCCGCATGGTGCTGCATTACGCCAACCTCGTGCAGACCTGCGGCGGCGTCGATGCGTTTCTGATTGGCTCCGAGTTGAAAGCGCTGACGCGGGTGCGGTCGGGCGCGGGTGTCTATCCGGCGGTGGATGCGCTGGTGACGCTCGCCGCCGAGGTGAAAGCCATCGTCGGCGGCGCGACCAAAGTGACTTACGGCGCGGACTGGACCGAATACGGCTCCGACGTGGTCGATGCCGGTGCGAGCGAAGTGCGCTTCCCGCTCGATGCGTTGTGGGCATCGCCGGCGATCGATGTTGTCGGAATCGATTACTATGCGCCGCTGGCTGACTGGCGCGACGATGCGCAGCATCTGGATTCGCAGATCGCGGCTTCGACCTACGATCTTGCGTATCTGGCCGGCAACGTCGGCGCGGGCGAGGGATTCGACTGGTACTACGCCAATGATGCCGCGCGCGCGGCGCAAACGCGTCTGCCGATCACCGACGGGCTCGGCAAGCCATGGACGTTCCGTGTCAAGGATCTTTGGAGCTGGTGGAATCAACCGCATTACGAGCGCGTCGGCGGCGCCGAACTGCCGGCGCCGACGGCATGGGTGCCGCAGAGCAAGCCGATCTGGATCACCGAGGTCGGCTGTCCAGCGGTGGACAAGGGCGCCAACCAGCCCAGCGTGTTTCCCGATCCGAAATCGTCGGAGAACTTCGCGCCGTATTTTTCCAGCGGCGCGCGCGACGACCTGATGCAGCGGCGTTACCTCGAGGCCTTTCTCGGCGCGTTCGATCCAGCATTCGGCGCGAGTGATGCGCGCAACCCGGTGTCGCCGGTCTATGGCGGACGCATGATCGATCCATCCGCCATCCATCTGTGGACGTGGGACGCGCGGCCCTATCCGCTGTTTCCCGCCGCAGAGGAAGTGTGGAGCGACGGGCCGAACTGGCAGACCGGGCACTGGCTCACCGGTCGCCTCGGCGGCGCGCCACTTGATGCACTGGTGGGGAAAATCCTCGACGATGCCGGTGTCGTGGGCACCGACAGTTCGGCGTTGCGCGAAATCTGCGAGGGCTACGTTGTCGATCGGCCGATGACGCCGCGCGCGATGATCGATCCGCTGGCGATGGCCTACGCCTTCGATGCGTCGGCGGCAGACGGTACGCTGCGCTTCATTCAACGCGGCGGCAAGCCGGTAGCGGAATTCGACGAAGACGATCTGGTGTTGCCGAACGACGCCCCGCCGGCGCGGCTGACGCGGGCGCAGGAAACCGAGCTGCCGCGCGAAGTATCGTTCGGCTTCACCGACGCCGCAATGGATTACCGGCGTTCCGCCGTCACCTCGCGGCGCTTGGTCGGCGGTGCCAATCGTGTCGTGCGTTCCGACCTCGCGGTGGTCAGCAACGATGCCTCCGCGACGCGGCGCGCGGACATCTGGTTGCAGGACCTGTGGGCCGGGCGCGAAAGCATCGAATTCGGCCTCGGTATGGACCGGCTCGCGCTTGCGCCCGGCGATGTGATCGCGGTGACGGTAGACGG